ATCCGGGACATACGTGGTGGTACTGCCGCCAGCCTCAGAGGGATACAGCGCCCACTCCAGCCCGCTTTGGGTCGGGATGGCGAAGTCCTTCGGGTAACCAGCGACCGGCTTACCGACAAGCACGCCGTTGGCACTGTCGCTGAACTGATTGGGATTCTTGATGACGTTCAGGCCGTTGCCATTGTAATAGCAGCCGTCCATCCAGTCGTACACATTGTCCCACCAGCCCTCGATGTTCCGGTACTGTGTGAAACCGTAAGTATCCCGATTGGCCGCCGTAGTACCGGTGTGGTACCGCATGGCGTCCGTACGCCCGTTGTTCTCCTTGGAGTTGCTGGCCGAGCAGCCCCGGCCGATCCGCTCGCCGTTCCAATCCGCGAACTCCACCAGAAACAGCATGTTTACATACCACATCTGGGCAAAGTCCAGCTGCCAGATGTTGGCCCCCAGGTTGTGGATCTGGGTTCGTGCCGTGCTCCGGGTGATGCTCACCTGCTGGGCCTTGTTGGTCTCCGACTTGTAGGTGCCATTTGCGCAGTGATACCGGGCGATGTAGGAGAAGTCCAGCTCTCCAAGGCCGTCCCCACGGTCCATATTCACCGGGTCAACATGGAACCCTTCCACGGGGCCGTCGGCGATCTGAAGCTTCAGCTTCTTACCGCTCTTGGTCCACTTGTACCAATACTTGGGCTCCTTGACCATCACGCCGCCGGTGCGGGTCTCCTTGACCATGCCGCTCCAGGGGTACAGATTGTCAAAGGGCGAGGAGCCGGAGCCGTTGTTCACCGCCGGGTTGGGGTCCCCAAAGCCCGCCGCTCCGTCGGTGCGCTTACCCTTGGTGGGGCCGCTGCTGGTCCAGTCCCATTCCACGCCGTAGATGGTCACGAACTGGGCATTGACTGCTACCTGCTTATCGGCCCCAGCCAGATAGTTGGCTCCCGCAGCTACTTTAACAATAATTGTAGTCGTGCCGGTGATGTTATTTACACTGTTCACCGTAACCTCGCCGGTCTGCTGATTGATGTTACCGATCGTAGCCACACCAACATTATTGGAAACGGCAGAGATCACGCCGTCGCCCTTTCGGGTCACGGTAAACTTGGCGCTTCGGGCGCCGGTATTCAGCGTCACACTTGTCGGACTTACAGATACGACCTGATCGCCCTTGCCGATAGCCCAGGTAGCTGTCTTGGCGTCCACCGTGCCATCCCACCACTGATGGTTGGAATCCGGTGTAAAGGCGGCAGTGTACCCTGTGCCGGCGTTGACCTTCGCCTCTACAGATACCGTCATTTTGCTCGGATCATAATTGGCGTCCCACACCGGAGTTTTGGGGTCCCCATCATACTTCAAAGCTCCGCTCTGGGCGGGAACCTTGGCGATGGAAGCTCGGCCGATGCTCCACTGAACGGTTTTATTGGTCGTAGAACCGTCCGACCACATGCCATTCAGAAGAATAAATGTGGCAGAGTGGGTGCCGGCATTGGTCTGTGCGGTCACCTGCACTTTGGAATTCACCTGGTCAAAGTTATCCCATTCCGGTGTCTGGGGCGCTCCCGTATAGGTCGGCGAGCCCTTCTGCGTAGGAACGGGTACAATAACGCTGGTGATGGTCCACTTGACCTCCTTGGCCTCAATGGAACCGTCCCACCACTTGTAGTTGGCGGTAGGAGTAAATGTGGCTTTGTAATCGCCTGCGTCAGTTCCAGATCGGTCTCCGCCAATGGTCAACTGACCGATGTCGTAGTTGGCCCAGGTGGGAGCCTGCGGTTTGCCGTTGGCCGCCAGTACATTGTTCTGCACCGGAAGAGAAGCGATGACCGCCCGGTCAATGATCCACTCAACCGTGGCCTCATCCAAGCCGCCGGGGAACTGATATCCATACGACAGATTAAACCGTGCGGAATAGGACCCAGCGTTCACGCCGTTGGTCGTGCCGGAAATGGTCATCTTCGACGGATCATACCCAGTCCAGGACGGAGTTTTGCCAGTCCCGTCATAGGTAAGGACTCCATTTTGAACAGGGACAGCCACCTCAATGGGGTTGACTGTAACATTCAAGCTGGCGGTCTTGGTCACGCCCTCATAGGTATAACCGATCTCCACCGGACGGCTCCCCAAAGTAGAGAAAGCGGTCTTGGGATAGGTGTATCCCGAAACCTCCTCCGTAGAGTCATCCGAGAATTTGGCAGTGACCACCATTCCCGCAGGGGCAAATTCCTCCAGATAGTGATAGACCATCTTGGAGGGGTTGTTGGTAACGGCAATGGATACCAGCACCTTCTGCACAGTAACCGGCACACTTGCCGTCTTGGTGATGCGGCCTTCGGTATAGGTGATAACCACCTCCGTCACTCCATCCGTAAGGACTTGGGGAGACACGGAATATCCGGTCACATCCGAAGTGAGACCATACCCATAGCCCGCGGTAACGACCATGCCCGTGGGGTCAAAGGACTCTCCGGACTTGTAGGTGGTCTTTTGGGGCGGCTTGGTAATTGTCAGGGTCTCCAGCCTCAGAGTACCGCCTCCGCCGCTGCCGCCGGTCATGTTAAAGACCTTGCCGACGTTTGCATTACTCATTATTCTGCTCGACCTCCAGTCGCAAAATATAAATGGTCAGATTTTCCGTTGGAGTTACCTCGCAGTGAAAGGTGACCTGACCGTTAACGGTGATATTGTCAGCTTTCACGCCAGTCTCGCTGACTGCCATAAAGCAATCCGCGTCAGCGCACACAATATACCAGTATTTTTCGTCAGCCAAAAGGATGTTGTCCTTTACAGTCTGAGCTCTGCCGCTCCAGTTCTCGGCCGGCAGAGTAACGGTAGTACCGCTATGCTGTGCGCCCTCCAGCAGAGGAATGATCGACTCTAAAAGCTGGTCGACGCGGTTCAGGGTATCGAGTTTTCCCCTTTCTGCCAGAGCCCGCAACTGCTCTAAGGTTGTGGCTTTGTTCTCTGCCATGTTAGAGCTCCTTTCCGAAAAAATAAGAGGGGGACAGGAATACCCCATCCCCCTCCGCGGTTATCAGACGCCAACAGCGGCGCCAAAGACCTCATCCAGCATCTGATTGACTTCCTCATCAGTCGCAACCTCAATGCTGTCCAGCTTGATCTTGTCCTCCTTGGACATCAGACCGTTTGCCTGGCTGGTAGCAGGCTGATAGGTGGTGTCCTGTGCGGGGATACCGAGAGCAACGATATCCTCCTTGGTCACATCGTCGCCGATGACCGCATGACCCTGATTGTCCTTACCGACCTTCTTGAAGCCGGCTTCGACCGCCTCAGCGGCAGGGTGAGTGTAGACCACGGTCTCCTGGCCATTGATCTTGATGTTGCCGTTGACCTCGGACTTCTCCACCTTGGTCGCGCCGGAGGCAATGTCCTTCAGCGCGGCGGTGATCTTGCCTTCAATGGCGGCCATTACGGTGGCGTACTCGTCCTCGTCGCCGCCAATACCGGCAACGATACCGTTCAGCTTGGTGATGGCGGCGTTCATCGCGGAAGCGTCATTGGGGTGATCCTGAATCCACTGAGCAATCTCAGTCAGAGTATCCAGGGCCTCCTGGGCGCCCTCGGGGATCAGCTGAGCGGCCAGCTCCTCGTTGGCGATGGTGCGGGCGCTCTTACCAGCATCCGTACCGATCAGAGTGGCCAGATCGGCGCCGGAAGCCTTGCCGTCCAGCACAGCCTTCAGAGCGGTATCCAGATCGGCCTCAGAGATCTGAGCCTTGTAGGCCAGGGCCGCCAGACCCGTCACCGCAACATCCTTGCCGGCAACAGACAGAGTGCCGTTGGTAGCACCAGAAGCAATCAGAATGTCCACCATCTTGTCGGCGATGGCCAGGGCAACGCCGTTGACCTTAACGCCTACCAGGGACTTGGATTCGACCTTGCTGATCTCACCCTTGGTGCGCTGAGCCAGAAGCTTCAGCTGTTCGAGAGTAGTGTGCTTAGACATAAATATGTCCTCCTTAAAAATATTTGTTTACGGCTCTTCGCCGAAAACATCATCGAGAATGTCCTCCACCTCTTCGTTAGTGGCGGTATTGTCCGGAGCCTCAGGATTTTCGGGAGGTATCCAGGAGGACTGGAATGCATTGTCGAGGACTTCCTGAACCTCTGCATCTGTAGCAGTATTTTCCCGGATGACCTCAAGGATCTGGGCCTTCACGTCTCCATCGATGTGGGTGGGCGGCATCAGTTGTGTGGGGTCAAGCGCGTACATGATCTTGCTGGCCAGACACCATACCGTGTCTTTCTGAACCCCATCCTTAATGCCGGAAACTCCGATTTTGAGATTGATTCCGGCCCGTTTCAAACACTCAGCCGGAATAATGCATCGGTCATCCGTCAACGCCACAGGCGGCTGCTGTACGCCGCCGGCTTCAAAGACAGCCGATTTGGCATAACCATCCCAGCTCTGATCAAAGCGGAACTCCACAATATAGAGCTTGTCGGAGTTCTGTACCAGACTCTCATCCTTGACCAGATGGGCATAGGTTGCTTTCACTGCGATCTCCATGGGCTTCGCCTCCTTGCTTACTGAATGGCCCCGTTCCCCGACAGCTCCAGCCGGATCAGGTTGACCGTCAGGTCCGCCGCCGGCTCTGTGTCGCAGGTCAGGGTGAGAAAGCCCGAGGTGGTGATGTTCTTGGGCTGCACATTGCAGTCGAGGAACTCCTCCTTACAGGCTTCGTCCGCGCTGAGGAAATACTTGTGGGTGCCCAGGGCCAAAAGCCGCTCGTCCGCAATGGTGACGCTCCCCTCCGACCACCCCTCGGCGGGGATGACCAGGTCGAAGGAGATACCCAATACGTCGCCGGCGCCCGTACCGTTCAGGCCGTTGTAGACCGAAATGGTGTAGGTAGACCCGTCTGTCATATGCACCGTGTAAATATCCGTGGTGCCCGGCGAGTGGTCACCCTTGGTCAGCCGGATGTCCTGGATGCCCACGCCGATGGGGCCTTGCAGCTCACAGCTGATGTGGCTGTCGTAATAGGCCCCTGTCTCCGCGTCCCAGATCCACCAGGTTCCATTTTGAGGCTTGGGCGGCTTGCCGCTGTACTGCTCCGCTTTGGCTGCGCTTCCGGCGGCCTCTGCGGCGCTGTCAAGGGCGTCGGCCTTGGCCTGTTCCGCGGCTGTCCTGGCCGCTTCTGCGTCCTCCTTGGACTGGGCGGCGGTCAGGGCGTCCTCCTCGGCGCTCTCTTGGGCGGACAGGGCGGCTTCCTTCGCCGCTTCCGCGCCCGCTTTGGCGTCTTCCGCCTTGGTCTCCGAGGCCTTTGCGTTGGTTTCACTAACCTTGGCCGCGTCCCGCGCCGCCTCCGTGGCGGTCCTGGCTTCCTGAGCCGCTGCGGCGTCTGCCGTGGCTTGGGCACCCAGGGTCTCCACCTGATTGCGGACCTCCTTAGCCCGCTCTTCTGCCGCCTTGGCTTCGGCCTCGCTGAGAGCAGCGGCGTTCTTGGACTCCTCCGCCTCTCTGGCCTGTTGCAGAGCCGTCTGCTCTGAGGCCTTGGCATTTTTCTCCGAGGCGCCGGCCCGCTCCGCCGCGTCAACGGCGAGGTCCGCGTACCCCTCCGCCGCAGTCTCCGAGGCTTTGGCGTTGGTTTCAGACTGGGCGGCTTTCCCGGCGGAGTCCAGGGCTTCAGCCGCCTTCTGCCTGGCGGTGTCCGCCTCGTTCTTGGCTTTTTCCGCGGAGGCCTTGGCGGAGTCCTTGGCCGTGGCGGCAAACTCCATGGCGCTGGAGGACTCCTTATTCATGGCGGCAAGGGCGTCGTGGATGGAACCCCGCACCTCCTCACCGTAGATCGCCTCCAGAATCTTCTTCAAAAAACTGCTGATGTCGGCCAAATCGGACCACCTCCTAATCTTCCAGCATCCAGTCGATGGCCAAAATTTCCTCCCCCGTCAGGTTCCCCTCCGCTTCGCTGTACTTGGCGGTCATCAGCTCCACCTCATGGGTCATCTCGTTGAAGGGAGCCAGCTCGTCACAGAACGTCTTGAAATTGGGGGACTCCATTTTGAGGACAAAGGTGGGCTGCCCCCGTTCATCCTTCCCTTCCTCTCCGTACTTCTCGATCAGGCTGAGGCGGATGGTCTCATATTCCACCAGGGAGTTGGAGAGAAAGCGGTAGTTCCGGGCGGCGATGTAACCGATCCGATCCCGCCGGGACAGCAGTGGCTTGAGTGAGTGAAGCCGCTCAAACACTTCGGAATTTTTTAACATTTTCTTCATGGCTGTGTCATGCTCCTGTTCCTAAATCCAGACCTTGGACGTCTGCGGCGCTGAAATCCACGATTCCCTCGAAGTAGACGATCCCGTTTCGTCGCTGGCCAATGGTGATGTATCCGCCGCAGGGGCTGTAAATGTTGATGAGAGGGGCGTCGCCCTCGAAATATTCGATGGCCAGCATGTGGTAACGGCTGCTCCCGAAAGGGCCGTAGAGGTTGAAGCTTCCGAAGTCGCTCCCGGCGACGATGTTGAATTCCTCGCCGTAGAACTCGCCGCCCTCGATGACCGGGGAACGGATCGTGGTCTGGTCGATGTAGGTGCTCTTGATGTACCCCGGCATCTCGATGGAGTCGGCCAGCTTGTAAGCCCGGTTCGCCCGGTCGTAGGCCAGCTCCGCCTCATAGTAGGCGTCGTCCGCCAGATTATAGGCGTTGTTCGCCAGGCTGTACGCCGGGTTGGAGTGGAGGTTCTGGTTGTTCACCTGGGCCCAGTTGATGGTGCTCCCGGCCCCCATGGTCACCTGGCCGTTGATGGTGATAAGGCCCGTCGGCCCCACGGCGAAGGTGACCGCCCCAGTGCTCTTGTTGGTGACGGTCAGGCCGTACAGGTCCAGATATCCGGCGGTAAACTTCTCTTTGGCCAGGTCCATCATGCTGTTGCCGTACTTGTCCAAAAAGTCCTCCGCCTGCACTGTGCCGCCGAAGGTCCCCTTGGCTCCTGCCAGCGTCCCCGCGAAGGTACCCCGCCTGGCGTAGAGGTTACCCTGCTCGTCCACGGTGAAGTTTCCGTTTCCGATGTTGATGGAGCCCTTCTTCATGGTCAGGGTGCCCTTGTCCAGGTCCAGGATCACGTTGGAGTTGTAGTCCCGGATGACGCCCACCCGGAGCACGTTGCCGTTCAGCACCCCCGCTGTGATGTAGTCGGCCACGATGGCCCCGTCCATGGTGATGGCCAGCCCGAAGGTCTTTCCCCCGTCGTTGGAGTAGCCCAGGCCGTTCATGTTCCACTTCCAGAGCTTGTCAGCCTTGGTGTAGTCCCGGACGTTGGAAATATAGAGGGTGTCCGAGCCGTGCTCGTCCCTCGTGATGGTGATGTAGCCCGTGGTGGCCATATTCATGATGTGGGTGGCGTTCTCCTGGGCCTCCTTGAGGATGTTGTGGGCCTTGGGGAGGTTTTCGATCTTGTCCAGCACGGCGGCGTTGGTCTGGTTGCTCACGCTGGTAAGGCTCACCTGTACCGAATCCCCCATTTTGAACTGGGTGTTCTCCGGGGCGTCCAGCGGGATCTCCAGCCTGGTCACCGGGAAGAGCCGGTCCAGCCCGTGGGGACGGGAGATGACCCGGATCTCGTCCAGCAGCTTCACCGCCTCAGTCTCCACGTCCAGATAGTGCAGGTCCAGGGCGGAAAGCTCCAGCTCCAGGTTGTCAAACTGAAGGTCCGCCAGATACTCCCTGGCCTTCTCCAGCAGCACCTGGGGGTCGCTCACATCGTCCCAGTTCACCGTCTTCGCGATCCAGCCATGGCTCGTCACTGCCTCGTCTGATTGGACGTACAGGCTTCCGCCGTTCACGCTCTCCACCGTCAGATAGGCGTCCAGCGCCTCGATGGGACTGTCGTCCAGCCGGTTTCCCAGAGGGACGATGGCCGTGGCGTACTCGGCGGAGTCCCAGTTCCGGACAAAGTCCAGCAGGTTGGACCCGAACTGGATCACCTGGCTGCATGTGTCCGGGTAGTCCTTCAGATAGTCCAGATACCGCACCCCGTCCGCCTTGCGCACCCGGAGATGGCCGCCATAGGCTTCCACCAGGGCGTTGAGTGACTCCAGGGTCTTGCCGTAGTTGGTGTAATAGGTGGGGAAGGCCTCATCCACCACCGTCACCGCCCCGATGGCGAACCGGCGGTTCTCACCCACCTGCCCGTTATGGACGGCGATGAGCTGGTCGAGGTACTCCCGGACCGATTTCCCGGCATACTCCGCCGGCGGCTGGACCGAGTCGTTGAAGAAGGCCAGCTCCCCCTCGCAGTAGAGCACCCGGTTGTTCCAGAAGTCCCGGCTCTCCGACAGGGCCCGTCCCGCCCAGACTTCTTCCCCGTTCTTCTTCACGGAAATATCTGTGACCATGCGGACGATGGTGTCGTAGGCCGCGTTGGTGGGCGGAAGGGTCATCTCCAGAGACCCGGCGGCGCTGTCCTCCAGAGTCAGCTTGGGGTTGACCACCTTCATGTTGTCCAGGGAAAAGACGTCGTTGTAAATGCACACGCCGTCTGCATAAATGCTATACATGGGTCACAACCTCCCCTGTCTGAAGTCCACGGAGACGGACCCCGTTCCCGTGTCGCACCACAGCTCCAGCGTGGCGCCCAGGTCGCCGAAGAACACAAACTCCGGGAACTGGATGACCCCGTCGGGGAGGAGCTTGGTCTCGTCCAGTCCCAGCGTGGGGTTGATAAAGCGGATGTGTACTCCCCGCTTATCCGAGCTGCTCACCCGGAACACGGGGCACACCGGGGCCCGCCCGAACAGCAGCGCCGCCAGCTTCACCGCCCGGACCTCCGTCGTCACCGCGATGTCCTTGAACACGGCGGGGCGGATGACGCCATTTTGAAAGTTGAAGGGGTCCCACAGCCAGTCGTCCGTGGAGGACAGGACTGACCACTTGTAGGGCCCCACGTCATAGTCGATGGTGATGCGCGACCAGTCCTTCTCCGACTTCCAGACGTTGACGGTGAACCGCCCCTCGTAAAAATACTCCGGGTCATCCTCCAGCACTGCCCGCAGCTTCTGCCCGTGCAGATAGTCCATGATGTCGGAATAGGCCATGTGCCAGGGCTTGAAGTCGTTCATCACGATAAACTCGATAGAGCCCGTCCGGTTTTGGTACACCGGATACCCGGTCAGGGATTGGGACAAGTCGATGACCCCATCCCCGCCGGGGATTTCCAGCGTCTTCACCTTCTGGGCCGGCGGATTGAACACGGGCCGGGAGGCGGGGACCAGCCGCCAATCATCCCAGGTGTTTTTCCCGCCAATGGTGATGGAATGATACACGGCTCAGTTCCCCCTTCCTCTCCGTGTCGCCCTCTGTCCAAGGGCGTTGTCCATGGGTCCCGCCATCTCACCGACCAGAGTGCCGGTGTCCAGCACGACCCGCATCCGCTCCATGCGCTCCGTCATCTCTGCCATTTCACTGCGCAGGGTGCGAAGCTCCTCAATGATGTCGTCGTTGTCTACCTTGACCGTCATCCGGTTCTCCCCGGAGGCGTTTTGGAACGCCAGGCTGGCCTGTCCCGCCAGGCGGATGGACCGCAGGGGGTAGAACAGGCTGTCGATCTGAGTCGAGGCCCCGGTGAGGTCAGACAGGTCCAGCACCGGGCGTATGGTGGGCCGCATCTCCGCCTCGCCGCTCAGCAGGTCAGGGAGTCCGGCAATGGCGCCGGAAAGGCCGTCCACGGCGGAGTCCGCCATGTCTGCGCCGGCGGCAAAGGACCTTTCGGCATAGCCGGCCAGTCCGCTGACAAAGCCAAGGCCGGTGAAGGACCCCAGCTCCCGGAAGACCCGGGAGGGAGAGTTGATCTCCAGCGTGCTCTTCACCGCCTCCACGCCCGCCAGCGCCATGCTGGTCAGCTCGTCGATAAAGGTGGATTTGGACTGGGCCACGCCCTGGGCGAGGCCGGCGGGAATTTGCTGTCCCGTCTCTGTCCACCCGGCTTCCGACAGGATTTTCCGGGCCGCCTCGGTCATTTCCGCCATCTTGGCTTCCGTGTCCCGCTTGATCAGGCCCACATTTTCTGAGAATTCCTGCCGGAGGGAGGCCAGCTGACGGCTGGTATCCTCCTCCAGCTGGGCCATTTCGCTCTGCCAGGTCAGCCGGTACTCCTCCAGCTCCACCGCCGCGTCCGCCCGGAGCTGCGCGATCTGCTCCTGGGTCTCCACCCGAAGCCCCTCCAGTTCCGAGGTCGCCTGGTCACGGGCCTGGGCGTGCTTGATGGACCAGAGGGAGACATACTTCTCCAGCTCGTCGTCGCTCATGGAGTTCAGCGCCCGGATCTCTTCGATGGCAGAGGGCCCCATCTCCTGAAGCTCCGCGATCAGGTCCGAGTCAACGCCCCTGGCGGAGAGCTGACCCAGAATATCCTGCCACTCGCCAAACTCCTGGACCTGACCCTCCAGATTCTGCATCAGCGTTTCACTGCTGACCGCTTCCTTCTTCGTGACCTCATCAAAGAGGCCGTAGGACTGGTACAGGCTCTTGGTCCGGGACTCCACCGCGTCCTGATACTGCTGGTTCAGGGATTCGATGTCCCGTTCCAGCTGCTCGTTGATGGACTTGACCTTGTTGGCATAGGCCTCCTCCAGCTGGATGCGCCGCTGGTTGGCGGACTCCTGAACGCTCTGCACGTCGGCGATGTACTGCTGCTGGGCCTCGTAGATTTCCTGCTCCAGCCGGTAGACCTCCCGGTCCAGCTTCTTCCGCTCCTCGGTGCCCTTGGCGTACCGGCTCTGGACCCGCTTGTAGGCGGCCAGCTCGTCGGCCAGGCTCAGACGGTTGTAATACTTTTCCTCCTCGATCCAGTCCATGGAGTTCTGATAGGACTCGTCCACAAGCTGGTTGCGGAGGGTGAAGACCTTCCGGTCTAACTCCATCCGTTCCTTGCTGCCCTCCAGATACCGGGCCTGCATCCGCTCATAGGCGGCCAGCTCCTCCTCGGTGCTCAGACGCTTGTAATACTTCTCCTCCTCGATCCAGTCCAGGGAGGCCTGGTAGGTGGCGGAAACCAGTTCATTTTGAACCCGATAGACCTCCCGGTCGATCTTCATCCGCTCCTCACTGCCGGCCCTGTACTTCTTTTGGAGGTTTTCCCATCCGGCCAGCTCGTCCATCAGGCTCAGCTCGCCGTAATACTGCTTCTCGTTGATCCAATCCTCAAAGGCATCGACGCCCTTCTCGCTGACGGCGATCACCTCGTCGATCATGCCGGAGGCGGCCTGTGCGGCAGGGACGATGCTGTTGTTGACGCCGATGGCCAGACCCTCGCCCACGTTTTCGCCCAGATGGATGAATTCCCGGGAGGGGGAGTGGCTGTCCAGCGCCTTCTTTGCCGCTTCCAGAGCGGCCAGGCCCAGGCTTCGGCCGGCGGACCTTGCGCCGCCCAGCTTGGAGTTGATGCCGTTGATAAAGCCCTGCCCGGCGTTCTTTCCGGCGGTCTCGAACTCCGGCTTCATGCGGTTGATGTTGGATACGGCGGTGAAGAGCACCGTCCTCATCGCGTCCCCCACCGTTCTGGAGTGGGCCGTGATGGATGCCCCCATGGTCCGCATCATATCCGATGTCGATGTCCGGATGGCCGGGACCTTCCCGTCCACAATGTTCGCCAGCGACTGGACCACCGTCTCCATGGCCCCGTTTGTCACGGGGAGGTTGGAGAGGACGGCGCCGCTGACGGTGGACAGCATACTGGACACGGCTTTGTTGACCGTGTCGCCGCAGTTGTAGAAAGCGCTGGTAAAGCCGGAGATGCCGGCGTCTCCCATCTTCCTCATGCTGTCGGCAAAGCCGGTCAAACCGCTGGTGTTGACCCCTGCGGCCCCCTCAGCCAGCTCCAGCAGGCTCCACACCTGTGCGACCACGTCAGCCATCCGCCCGGTGTCGATGCCGGAGATTTGGCCGTAATAGTCCTTCATGGCCGCGCCGAACTTGGAAATATCCCCGCCAAAGGAGGCCAGCGTCTGGTCTCCGCCGAACCACTTGTCAAACAGACTGCTGTCCGGCAGGCCGGAGGCGAGGTTGGAGAGCGCTTCCGCTGCGTTGGCCGAGGCCGTCACCGCGTCCGCCTTCACATTGCTGATGGCCTCCGCATAGGCGGAAAGGTCCGCGCCAAACAGCGTCAGGTCATCGCCAAAGGTGGCCAGGTCGGTCCCTCCGGTAAAGAAGGACAGCAGGCCGCCCGTGTTGGGAAGGGCCTTTGCCAGCTCCACCAGGGCCATTCCGGCGGAGCCGGAGCTTTCCACCGCTTCCGGCCGAATATCCGCCACGGCGTCGCCGTAGGATTTCATGGCCGCGCCGAAGGGGATGATGCCCGCCGCAAAAGCGGCCAAGTCCTGGCTTCCGTTGAAGAATTCCATCACACCGCCTACCAGGGGAAGGGCCTCTTGCAGCCGCGCCAGAGACTGGGCGGCAGTGGCCGAGGCGGTGATGGCTCCGGTGTTGATGTCGGCCACGGCATCCCCATAGGACTTCATGGCCGCGCCGAAGGGTACGATGCCGGCGGCAAAGGTTCCAAGGTCGTTGCCTCCGTTGAAGAATGCCATGACCCCGCCCACATTGGGCAGGTCGGTTTGCAGCTGTGCCAGCGCCTGGGCCGCCACAGCGGAGGCCGTGACCGCGTCGGCGTTGATGCCGGAAACCGCTTCGGCATAGGACTTCATAGCGGCCCCAAAGGGCACGATGCCCTCCGAGAATACCCCAAGGTCATTGCCGCCGGTAAAGAACTCCATAAGCCCGCCCACCTGGGGAAGGGCCGCCTGGAGCTGTGCCAGGGATTGAGCGGCAGTGGCAGAGGCCTCTACCGCGCTGGAGTCGATGCCGGCCACCGACTCGCCGTAGGCTTTCATCGCTTCGCCGAAGGGGATGATGCCCTCGGAAAATTTCCCAAGGTCATTCCCGCCGGTGAAGAATTCCATGATGCCGCCTACATTGGGGAGGGACGCCTGGAGCCGGGACAGCGCCTGAGCCGCAGTAGCGGAGGCGGATACCGCCCCGGCATCGATGCCGGATACGGCGTTTCCGTAGGAATTCATGGCCTCGCCGAAGGAGAGAATCCCCTCTGTGAACAGGCCAAGATCGTTGCCCCCGGTAAAGAAGCTCATCACCCCTCCCACATGGGGAAGAGATGCCTGGAGCTCTGCCAGGGCCTGGGCGGCGATAATAGAGGCGGAAACCGCCCCCGCGTCCATTCCGCTCACCGCGTCGGCATAGGCCTTCATGCCCTCTCCAAAGGGGAGAAGGCCGTTTGCGAAGGTCTCCAGGTCGTTGCCGCCGGTAAAGAAATCCACCACGCCGCCAATATTGGGCAGCGAGGCTTGCAGCTCCGCAAGGGCCTTCGCCGCAGTGGCGGAGGCGGTTACGGCTGCGCTGTCCATGCCGGTCACGCTGTCGGAGTAGGCCTTCATCGCCTCCCCGAAGGGCACCAGCTGTTCCCCGAAGGTCTCAAGGTCGTTGTCGCCTGTGAAGAAGGCCACCAGGCCCCCGGTGTTGGGCAAGGTGTTTGCCAGCTCCACCAGGGTCTGTCCGGCGACCGTCGAGCTGGCGACTGCGTCGGTATCCAGCCCCGTCACCTCCTGGGCATAGCTTTTGATGGACGCCCCGAAGGACACCAGCTGCTCGCCGAAGGTGGCAAGGTCGTTGTCGCCAGCGAAGAAGGCTACGGCTCCGCCGGTGTTGGGCAAAGTAGCCGCCAGCTCCGACATGGCCTGTCCGGCAATGGCGGAATTGGTGACCGCCTCCACATCAAGCCCCTTGACCGCGTCGGAATAGGCTTTGATGGCCGCTCCGAAGGGTACGAGCTGTTCGCCGAAGTCGTCCATGTCGTTGTTGCCGGCAAAGAAGCCTACCGCCCCTCCTGTGTTGGGGAGGGTGGCAGCCAGCTCCGCCATGGCCTTACCGGCGATGGCAGCATTTTGAACCGCGTCGGTGTCCAGCCCCTTGATGCTTGCGGCGAACTTCATCATGGAGCCGCCGAAGCCCACAAGCTGGTCGCCGAAGGTCCCCATGTCGTTCTCTCCGGCAAAGAATCCCGCGATGCCGCCGCTGTTGGGCAGGGTCGCGGCCATCTCAGCCAGGGTCTTTCCAGCGATTGCCGCCGTGCTGACCAGGTCGCCGTCCAGTCCGGTAATGCTGTGGGAGAATTTCTTCATGGCCTCGCCGAATGGCACCAGCTCCTCGGCAAAGGTGGAAAGGGACGAGCCGCCGGTGAGCCAGGAGGTCAGACCCTCCAGCAAATCGGCCGCCGTAATCAGCATGATCGCCCCGGTGAGGGCCTTGACGCCCTCCAGCATGGCCGGGTCGATGCCTCTTGCCCCGTCGATAAAGGGCTGTATGTTGGTCATAAAGGCGGCCAGGTCCATGCCGATCTGGGGGAAGGAACCGGATACCCCGCTCATAAATCCACCCACGATGCCGCCGATAAAGCCGCCGATGGCGTTCCCGATGGTCTGCAAGAGCTGACCACCCTCGCTGATGAGCCACTCCAGGCCGGGGATCTGCGCCAGCGCGCCCACCGCCGCCAGAACAATGGCCAGCTCTGCGATAACAACGCCCAGACCAAGCACACCCACCATGGCGGAGGGGATCAGTCCGGCCAGAGCGCCCAGCGCCACCATAATGCCGCTCAGCAGGCCGATTCCGGCGATGCCCTTCAGCAGCGCGTCGGTGTCGATGCTTCCCAGCGCCGATACGATGCCGGAGAAGAAGGACATCAGCAGGTCCACCACCGACTGGATCAGGGTGGGCATGTTGCGGGCCAGCCCGTCGATCACCGCGATCAGGAACTGCATGACGGAGTCCACGATCTGGGGCGTATAGGCCACCAGGGCGTCCAGCACCCCGGCAACCAGCTCCAGAGCGCCCTCGGCGATGGCCGGGACACACTCCACCAGAACGTCCACCATGGTGAGGACAAGGGTCTTGACGGCCTCGCCAATGGCGGGAGCGCCATTCGTAATGACCTGCGCAAAGGCCACCACCGCCTCACCCAGCTTCTCCGCAATGGCCGGGATCAGCGCCGCAATGCCTGTGATAATAGAGGTCAGGCCGGCCACGATAATGGCTACACCCGCCCCAAGGGAGGTTGCCAGGGCCGTAACGCCCACCGCAATGGCGGATAGGCCGGTTCCGACAAGGAGCAGACCTGCCCCAACGCCGGCAACACCAACGCCGATCAGAGCGAAGGCGCCGCCCAGGCCAAGAATCGTCGGCAGCAGCGGAGTGAGCAGTGCACCGGCCGTTCCGATGACGGCAAAGGCGCCGGCCACCGTGACCAGCCCCTTGGCAATGGCTTCCCAGCTCATGCTGCCCAGAGTAACCAGCACCGGCGTCAGCACTGCCAGCGCGGCGGCAGCCACCAGCATGGCGGCGGAACCACTCAACGTGCCGTTCATGAAGTTCAGCCCCACAGCCAGCTCCGCCAGAGCCCCGCCCATGGTGACCAGGCTCTTTGCGACAGACTCCCAGCTCATGCCGCCCATGGACCGCATGGCGTCGGCAATGATGTTCAGCGCGGCTCCCACCGCGATCAGGCCCGCCCCCATGGTTACCATATTCCGGGGCATAAAGCGCATGGCCACGGCCACCTCTGCCAGGGCTCCGCCCATAGCCAGCAAGCCCTTGCCGATCTCTGCCAGAGACATCCGCCCGAAGTCCGCCATAGCGGAGGCAAATATCTTCATGGCCGCGCCAATCTCGATCATGGCGGCTCCGGTGGCGATCAGCCCCTTGGCGCTTCCGGCCAGCTTGGTAAAGGCCGTGATCTCCAGCAGGACCGCGCCGATGGCGCTCAGCCCCTTGACCAGCTCGCCAACGCCCATCTGGGCAAAGTCTTTGCAGGCCGAGGCCAGCACCTTCATAGCGCCGGCCAGTACCAGAACGCCCGAGGCAGTGACCACCGACCTTCCGCTGAACTTGGCCGCGTTCATGAAGAGCGATACCTCTGCCAGCAGCACGCCGACGCCGGTCAGACCCTTTGCCAGTCCGGCAAGGTCCAGCTGGGCCAGGTCGGCGCAGGCCGAGGCCAGTATTTTGATTGCCGCGGCAAAGACCACCATCTGGGCAGAACCCTTGATGATGGAGCTTGAGCCGGAGCCCAGCACCTTCGCGGCTGCCACCAGGGCGGCCATCAGTCCGGCGATGCCCGCAAGCCCCGCCGCCATCTGTTCCGGTTCCAGCGTGGCAACGCTTTTCAGCGCGGAGGCCAGAATCAGGACCGAGGAGGAGAGGGCGATCATCGCCGTGGAGCGCTTCATTGTTCCGCGGACATTCAGGTCCAGCTTTCCGAACACCGCCATGGCCGCCATCAGCTCGGTAAAGAGCACCGTGATGGCCCCCAGGGACGCCGTCAGCTTTTCGCTGTCGATCAGGGAAATAGTGAGAATGGATGCGGACAGCACCGCGACAGCGGTCGCGATCTTCAGCAGGGCCTTGGCGTTGACGTCATTCTGCCAGGCCTGGAAACAGCCCTTTACGCCGTCCAGAATCCCGATCACGCCCTCCTTGATGCTGCCGACGCTGTCTGTGACCTCCCGGAAGGAGTCCAGGAACTTCTTAATGCCCAGGGCGATAGCACCCAGGGAGACGCCGTTCAGCAGGTCGATGACGCCGCTGAAATTCGCGTTGCTCAGGCTCTCCACCAGTGCGCCGGCAAGGCCGCCGAATACGCCGATGATGCCAGAGACCAGGGTCTTTGCGCCGTTGAAAATGGTCTGGAGCATTTGCAGGAATTTGCTGTTCTCCAGGGCGGAATCCATAGTGTCCGCCGCGTCGCTGACCCCGCCGCCCAGGCCGCTCACCGCGTCGACGACCTGCCCAATGCGGGTCTGGATGCGTCCCAAAAGCGCCTGGAAGGATTCCAGGCCTGGGGCAGCAAAGGCGTCGGCGAGAAATCCGGTCAGTCGCTCGATCCCGGACACAACAAACTCCAGCGCCGAGGCGACCGTCTGGGCCACCATTCCAAAGAACTCTCCCTGCTTGGCCGCCTCGTTGATGCCGACCAGGAAATCTCCGATCCCTGCGGTTATGGTGAGAATGCCGTCAGCCAGGGAACCGGCTCCGCTGCCCAGAGGCGCCAAAGCGTTGAAAATCGCCAGAGCGCCCTGCCGCACCAGGTCCAGCACTGAGAAAAGCCCCTTGAAGGTGCGCCCCAGCTTGTCCGCCGTCTCCTCGGAGAGGGTCAGCCGCTCAGAAAAGCTGCGGAGAGTCTCCGTAAGAGAGTACAGCTGGTCGGCGGTTGCGGGCGGAAAGATTTCGCGGAATGCGTCCTTGATGGGGGTAATGACGCTGACCAGGCCCTTAGCCGCATTCCAGACCGCCTGGATCAGGTTTTCCCGTCCGGAGGGGCGCAGGATCTTTTCCGTAAACTCCTCCATGGAAACCGAACCATTTTGAAGTCCCTTGTCCAGGGCTTCAATCTGCTCGATCATCTCCGCGGTGTATCCGGCCGCCTTGCGCTCCTCCTGGGACATGCCGGTCATCTTCTCCCGCAGGTTATGGACCGCCTGCGTCAGGGTCTCGGAGGATACGACCCCGTCCGTCAGCCCCTGCTTCAGCGCGTCACTGAAGCTCTCCGAGTCGGCCACCAGCTTGTCAAAGGCGTCGCCGCTCTCTCGGGCCACCTCCTGGATGGATTCAATGAACCCGCCCTCATCGGCGATGCCCTGGTCCAGCAGCTGCTTCCAGCCGGAGCTGAGACCGCCGCTGAGTAATTCGTTTCTCGCCTGGGAGGTCTCGCTGATCACGCCGCCAATGGCGTCGGACACCTCGGTCAGCACTTCCTTGGCTTCCTCAAAGTCGCCAACCAGGATTTCCCATGTGGTGGTCCAGCCGGACTGAGCGCTCTCCTTCAGGGTGTCCCAGAGCTGGGTAAAGGTCTTGACCTTGGTGGCGGCGTCCTCCGCCGTCTTCGCCATTTGGGCGATGTCCCGGGCCTGGGCCTCCGAGAATCCCTGCTGGATCAGGTCGGCCTCGCTGTACGCGCCGGCAAACTGCTTCAGGGTCTCGGTAAGCACCTCTGTGGTGAGCCACTCGCCTCTGGTGAGGGACTCCCGGAAGGAGCCGTACATATTGATGGCGTTCTGCGCGCCGGTGCCCAGCAGCTCGGAGGTGCGCACCAGGGCGTCCTGGAACACCTTGCCGCCCATACCGGCGTTGACCACAGAGTTCCAGTCCATCAGGGAGACCTTGCCTGCGGCCAGGGCCTGGGAGAGCTGGTACATGGCTGTGGATGCCTGCTGGGAGGTGGAGCCCGAAATGGCCGCCAGGTTAGCGATACCCTTGATGGAGTCCACCGAGGTCCGCAGGTTGACGCCGGCCGCGGTGAACGTGCCGATGTTCCGGGTCATCTCGGTAAAGTTGTAGATGGTCTTATCCGCGTAGGTATTCAGCTCATCCAGGGCCCGGTTCACCTGCTGGAGGTTGGTCCCCTCGTGCTGGGTGTTGGCCAGGATGGTCTGCACCGCCCCGATCTGGGTCTCATACTCCTGAAAACCCGTTTTAATGGGGTCGATTGTCAGGGCGGACACGAGCCGCTTTCCCGTGTTCACCGCCGAATTGGTGATGTTGGAAAGAGTCGTCATGGCGACGACCTGGAACGCCGAAAATTTGGCCTGGACCGTCTCCACAGACTTGCCGAGGACGGACATGTCGCACCGCTTCGCCGCGTCCCCAAGCCCGTCAAGGCTCTTGGCGGCGTTGTCCAGGTCCAGTCCCCGCTTGAGTTTGTCCAGCGTAGACAGGCTGGTCTGCACGTTCTGCTCGAACTGCCGGTTATCAAACCGCATTTCAACGATTCTCTCGTCGATCGTCCTGCTCATGACCGAGTCACCTCCTTCCAGGCGTATTCTGCTATCTGGTCAAAAATAGGCTGGATCGCAGGGTTGATGTAATCTCTTCCCTGTACCCAGCCTCCGGTCCCCGTGCCATGCCCGTATTGGAGAAGGATGGCGATGGGGACTCCATTTTGAATGTTGGAATTGTGAAACGAGATGGTGATGGTGTTGTTCTTGTTGGTAATCTCGTAATACCAGGAGGCGGCCGTTTCTCCGGAGTCAACCGGGGTTGCGGACGAGAGGGCCGCCACCCCCGCCCGGCCATACTTGTTCAGATCGCCGAGACGGACGGCCTCCTTTGCCCGTTCCATAAACCGGGTCAGCTTCGAGAAATCCCCCGTATGTCTGAAATGGATCACGTTCGGCCACCTCCTTCAAGATCAGCTTTTCTGTTTCCAGCCCTCGATGGCTTCCTTGAATTTATCGAAGCCGAACATGGCCGCATAGGCGGACATCAGCCCCACCACGATGGCGGCCGCCACCATGTACCAGGCGATGTCGACGCCCTTTACCGAGGCATAGGCCCCTCCCAGGGCCAGCGTCAGCGCCTCCGATACGAACAGCGCAACCAGATTTGTGGGAATTTTGTCCCAGGTGATGCTCTTGACCACCTGCACGATGATGTTGGTCAGGATGGTGATTCCGCCAACAAGCATCAGCAGCGAGGAAATGATTTCCGCAGTCATCGATACTCCTCCTTAAATTGCCGGGCTCTCTACGGAGCCTACCGGCGTCTGTGAAACATTTAAGTTAAAATTAGCGGCCTTTGCCGTCTCAAAGGTAATTCCGCCCTCCCGGTGGTCGGATTCGCACAGCTTCAGATAGAAGGTACACACCATGCCATGGGCCGCCCAGGGGAGCCCCACCATAGCGCCGATCCACGGAAGTGCGCCGGTGTATCCCTTGTAGACACAGTAAAAGGCCAGTAAAAAACCGCCGACAGTCACGACCCACAGCAGGGGACGAATGTCGGCGATCATCCATTTTGAAAACTGCGACAGGTCCGGCTTTCTTCCAGCTTTGCCTCTGGTTCGGCTTGTACGATTTCTCATCACGCAAGCCCCACCATCTTCGCAAGCCGGTAGAAGAGCTGGGCGGCCTGTTCGCGGGTCAGCCCGGACGGCCACATCATGTTCGGCTTTCCGTCCACTGCGGTTCCGTTTCCGGCAAACAGCCCGACGCTTATACACCAGTCCCGCGCTTCCTGGGACCAGTCGCCGCAGTTGTTGTTCTGAAGACCTTTGAGATAATCCGTCATGGCGGCGAAGAACATCTCATTGAATTTTGTCTGGTCCATATCCTCGTCCTCCTCAGACAGTTTTGCATTTACCTCATCGGCGATCTGCCCGTGGCGGCTGTAAAGCCAGTCCCCTGGGCACGCCTTTGCCGCAAACCAGCGGTGGACGGTCATGTTCTGCTTATCCACCTGCCCGATCAGCGACTTGTCCCCCTTCCAGAGCAGCCGTTTAATCCCGTTTCTCCGGCAGATGTCCACCAGGAGGGCGATCAGGGACCGATAAGCCGCGTCAGATACCGGCCATCCCTGGTTGGCTCCCCCGTTGTTCGCCACCTCGATGGTAATGGCCCGGTTGTCGTTGGAGCTGGAGGAGGTGCACCAGGAGCGATTGCATTCCTCCACATAGAGTCCGATCCGGCCGTCGCTCCCGATCCCGTAATTGCTGCTGGCCTTCCGGCTTGGGCTGACGAACAGGTTTCCGCAGCTCTCCACCGTCAAATCACCGGCCATACAGTGGATGGAGATGGTATCGATGGCGTGCTTGCGCCTACCGGAATGGTTAGGGGACAGCTTTGTGTAGGAGACCAATGGACTGTTGCTCATGGCGGCCGCCTCCTTTCCTGCAAATTGGTCGTAATACTTCTGCCCGTAGGCAGCCCGGCGGGCTTTGGCCGTCTCGCTCTGGTCGGCCGGGCGTTCAAACTGGAGCAGGACCGCATCGGAGGCAGCCCGGACAGAACTGGCAGACATCAGCATCTGCGCCAGGGAGGCGTAGCTTTCCGTCAGCTCCTTCCACAGGAACTCCAGCTGCGTCTCCAGATCGCCGATGCTCTTCTCCCTGCTTTTGGCAAAGGCCAGCAGGTTCTGCTTCCGGCTCCAGAAGGTCCACTGGGCAAGGCCGTAACCCGCTCCGTCATGGACAAAGTCAGCGTAAAGTCCGAAATCCACCTGCTGGGTGTATTCCTTGTCCGAGAGCCCCAGCTTCCTCTCATGGGTGTTCTGGAGATTGACGGGGTTCAGCCCGCTTTCGGCGTAGAGGTTTCCCATCAGTCCGGCGGCTCCGCAGTCGGAAAGCAGCTTTCCCTTCAGGAATCTCCAGATCCGTTCTTCATACATGGCGTCACCCCCTTGTGTTTCCTCTCTTCCTTCGCGCCGCGTTCAGGGCGCGGTTTTGTGCGAAAATATCCTTCTGGCTCATCTTCTTCTGCGGGCCAGTCTTGGCGCTGCATACGTTGATGAGCGTCATCAGCCGGTTCAAATGCCACTTCTGGCACTCGAAGGGGATTTGGTGGGAGATCATCCAGTAGTAGATGATCTCCGCCGTCACGATTTCCCTCCCCCGGCGGCCTCTCTGTTCCTTCGAGAAGGTGGTGGCCGTCATGGAGTCCTCGATGTAGTCCTTGACCACCGCCAGCAGCTGGGGTGTAATGGCGGTATAGACATTGGGGTCAACATTCTGGGTCAGGGTCATGCAGCGGACGTAGTCGATCTGCTCCTCCACCGTCTTCGACTTGGTGGACAGGTACGGCTTGTGCCACTTTGCCTCCCATTTTGAAAGGGAGACCAGAGAGTGCTCCAGACGAAGGGTCTGTTCCTTGGTCGTAATAAAGCAGCCGCTGTCGTCGTCATACTGCTCTGATTTAGGCACCACAAGTTCCAGCATCTCCGGTCCCCCTGTTCAAACTCAGTTCTGCGGGGCGGGCGCGGGGGCCTTCTTCGGCTGCTGGATGACGCCGTTGACGAATGCGGCCGCAGCTTTGGCGTCGGTGGCCAGCTCCATGAACAGGTCGCTGTACGCGTTGGTCTGGGCGAAGGCGTCCCGGATCTCCTGATTCTTGACGAAACGCTTGCCGTCGGGGGACTTTTCGCCATAGGCCCGCAGGATGATGTCCTTGAATACGTTGATGATCTGCTTTCCGTCCTGGGCCGCGACCACGCGGTTGATCATCTCCACCAGACCGCCGTCCACGGAAAGCTCCATCTCCGTCACCTCAGCGGGGGTCAGATTGAAGTAAAAGTCCTCGGTGCGGGAAACACCGTTGTAGTCCTCGTAAGTCATGGTTTTCTTCAACATTGCAGTTTTCTCCTTTCAAAAATAAAAAGAAAGCGGAGCCCTCGGTGAA